AGAAGTTCTCTTCCTCCAACTCGCAATGCTCGCGTTCCATTGTCATTATACTCGTATTCATGCGAAGAAGCTCCATACCATTGCACCGCCTCGGTCAGGGGGGCGGTTGCAGTAAGGTAGGACTTGAGCGTTGAATGACGTAAAGAAGACTCGTGGGTTTCTTCTCCTAAGTTATATTTCACTCTGTTGGCTGTATCAGTTTTTGGAATCAAAACTCCATCTACTTTCTCGCCTAGAGAAAACCTAGAAGCCCCACCAGATCTTTGGGCTCTAGACCTAACTCGTCTAGGACCGCTTTGGAACCTTGCATTATGTCGTTGGCTATCATTTTGATTTCCCCCCACAAACTGCGTTCTGCTGGGTCGTCCTTCTTGCCTTGGTTTGCGAGACGGTTGAGCCTTGCGGCTTCCTTCTCCAACACCAAAAGCGAGCGTTCGGAATGCTTGTCTTTCTTTTTCCCCTCCTTGATTTCTTTGCGAAAATTTGGAGAGATTTGGGTACCTTGTCTTGATTGCTTTGTTGTGCGATTCATTCATCACTATAAAACTTTTATATAGGCTTCTTGATCTTTCTAACGCTTCCAGTCGTCCCTGCACAGGAACCGACATTACAGGTCTATTACGACCTGTGAAAAGTTCGTAATAGAATCTATCACACTTAATAGCACACTTGGCATTTCTCCATTCCACGTCATCTTGCAGAGCCTCCTCTGCGACGTCTTCTAGAAAGAAGATAATATCCCGACACAGATCTCTAATAAAGGGATCTGTCCAACCCACTAACAAAATTCCAGCCACTCGCTGCATTGTTAAAACAATATCATCCATGTGTTTCTCTGCATAAAACAAAGATACTACAAGTTTTCGACGATCATACAATGGAACATAAACCCCACCAAGTTGAACTGTATTTGCTGACAAATACTGTACATCTATCGCTCTCCTTGGAGATTCGCTGGGGGTTGTCATATTCATCCCTACTTCCTTGGTAAACTCTATTATGGTTTTCATATTAAAGAATTCCAAAGCTTTATCTGACACCGATATAAGATTATCATCTCCATTGAGCATCAATATCACATTATTCTTAAAAGCTTTGTAGGTACAAATATTTTCCTCTTCTAGAAACATTGTTGATCTTATCCAAGAATAAGACATCATCAAAAACAGGATGATAGTATTGTCCACTATAGTGTTAACTGAACCCGACGGATTCCCTGTGAGCTTTCTCACGAGTAATCCGTTTGGCGTGGCAATCACCGTGTGTATCAAATTACGATAATACACTCGATGACGCTGCAAATTTTCCTCAGTTTTCTCACTATCGTGGTAGCAATTCCAGCGGAACTCCGCGACACTCCACATTAACAATGAACTTAAAGATGAGTCATACTGTGACCCATCCCCTTCAAACACATTGTCAAATTGTTGGAGCTTGCGGATCATCCTATCCCAATTCCCATCGAACGGGGACATTCCTACAGTGGAAGCTGTTTTAAGTTTAGCTTCGTAGAACTTGTTATTCATATCTGAATACAATTTGTTCCCGTGGTAAACTGCATCAACCGCTCCTGCTGTAAAAGTTCTTTGTGAGTTAATCTGAATCTTTTCGATCGGACGTATTTCCTCCTTCAAGCAACTCCTAAAAATAAATGTATAATTAGGGTCCTTGGCCAGAAGGTTCCAATCTTCCTCCAGCCAACTCTCAATCTGTGAGTCTTCTTCAAACAGTTGCTTTTTCTTTGGATACTGCGTAGTAAAAGGCAATCCAGAGGATGTGTCTTGAGACATTTCCTCTATTACACTTTTCCCATCACGTATTACCGAGTTACGCATGTAAGGTTCAAACTCCCTCTCCATAAATTCACAAGCCAGGCAAAATGCCCAAACTTGTTCATCATTCATGGCAGGGATTCCCTTAGAATACTTCGCTAAAGATTTAAAAGCTGCATCACAGTTGGGAGTTGGCAAACTCCACTCTTTTGGAATTTCTATTTGTCTATCTGATAGATACGTCCCAATAAAGGGATCTATCGATTTTCTGTTATTATACCGCGAATAAGCATCTATTCCCCCTACAATCGGAAAATGTAGAGGTTTCAAGTATTCTCGGTGCTTAACAGAGATAAACAAAGGTCCATCCTTAAGGAGTTCCCCCCCTGCTTTGGTCTTCAGGTATTTTTGTGGATACCTGTCACCAAGTTTCAATTTACTTAAGACAGGGGGGTCTAGAGAAAATCCAGACCCGACAGAGAAATGGACGTCTGTCCTAG